TGCCGACAGGGTTCTCCAACGTTGTATCAAACTAAATCATATCACTCCATTTGATTGTGTCACCGACGAAGCACCGCACCGCCAGATACCTTACGAACGCCGTCCCTTCAGGGGCGTCAGGGTCTTCCAGATAAGCCAAGACAGCCTTGACTATTTTCTGGTCGCAGTCCAATACCTTAGGAAAGTAGTCGCTATAGAACATAGCGAACAGATATTGGACATCTCCCCAAGTGGCGTTATCAGGTTTCTTGGCCCCGCATTTATCGAACATCTGCTTAGCATCCTCCATCGTCCATCTTCTCTTGGATCCGTCGGCGTTAAGCATCTTATCGGCGGCCTCCCTAGCCAACTCCTTGGAAAAGTGATATCCATGGGTGTCTATATACCGCTTATAATCCGGGTCATCAGCGTCTGCTCCTCAGTAGTAACGACTTCTCCTACCTCTACGCATATAAGGTTCCGTACCATCGTACTCGTCACGGATGTCACGCTCGCCAAACCATCCCTTACGGTACATCTCATCCTCCCGCTCATGATGTCTTTGACGTTTCTCAAGCTCCCGCTCGTTACGCTCCAGTTCCCTCTCGCGTCTTTCGAGATCACGCTCACGGCGCTCAAGCTCCTCCATCATCCCGTCACGTTCCTTACCGTAATGATCATATACGCCACCATCGTAACCCATATAAGTGCCGTCGGAGCGGCGTGAGCGTCCCCTACCGCCTCTGCGGTCGTAGATCTCATCATCATATTCCTCTTGGCCGTTGCCTAAATCTATAACTCTCATCTTAACCTAATTTTTTAATTAACAACTCTTTTAACTCATCGAAAGAAGACCCCATCCTATCGACCTTCTCCTCAAGATTCTTAATCTTTCGGTCTTGATCCTTAGTCTGCTTAAAAGTAGGATTGATATCCTCCAAGATACTGTCGCATGCCTCTATGATCTCCTTATTCTTATCCACGCTATTCACGATATCCGTACTGGTTCGTTTCATGGCGTTCAGGTGGTTCATTATCGGATCCACGGAGCAGGCTAGCGTAATGCCGTTGGCCATAGCCACGTTCTGGTTCTCTGGAACTACGTATGTCATGGACTTCCCGTCCACCTCTATAGTAAGATCCATAACCCGATCTTGCAACTGCTGATACTGACCTAACTGGGACTGGGCGAACCTAGGCTCCGAGACGTTAACCACCGTACCCATAAAGAATTTAGGAACCCCTGAGGTATCCAACGTATAAACCTGATATCCTTTCTTTAAATCCTTAAACATAATAACGATCTTTTTAAATGGGAGGGAGGTTACCCTCCCTGTTCTTTCTTAGTAAATTCATGCGCTAGGGGCGGTAGCCGCCGTAGCCGTATGACCCAACATCCTGAACACGCCGGTGCATTTGTTATAATACACAAGATGCTCGGTGTAGGCCCCTACTATAGGATCACTAGAAGCCACGGGAGTCGTAATATCCTGCCCTGTCATATGTGCCCCAACCTTATCCACTATAGGTGTCTTGTTGACGATAACCCCGGCGTTGGATACCGTAACAGGAGTGGTAGTGGATAAGCCAGACGGAAGAACGATCGTGGCGGGATAACTAGCCTCTGTCTCCGTCACCGGATGACGGACTTTCCATAACAATATTCCTTCCGGAGGTAGTGAGTTCCACTGACACGGATTGATGCCAAAATCAACCGTAGGTTCGGCCGCAGAAGCGTCAGATACCTTTCCAGTAGTGGCTACTACCGGGATGCCTCCCCTGTCAAGACGAGAGGAGGCGAATGAACCGATCATATATCCTCTGAAATCAGCCATATTGTCCCCCTTTCTTATAATACGGCGTTAGTAGTGCCGCAAGCGCATCCACATTCGTTAGCCACCCTTACGGTAGGAGTATAGCAGCAACCCGGGTTCTGTACAACGTAGGCTGGAACCGGAGCCTTTGGAGCTAACTGGCTAACGATGTTCTGTGTCTGTTGTTGGGTGATGGCGGAAGTAGCCAAAGCCTGTTTCTCCTCACGAAGCTGTTGGATAGTATTCTGCATCTCACGCATCTCAAGTTGACAGAACTTGTCATTGATAATCTGCGTTTGGGCATCTATCTTAGCGGCTAACACTTGCGTCTGGGCTTGATTGGATTGAATAACGTTATTGAAGCCGTTAGTCAAGTTGTTCTGCAATACGTTCGTCTGACCGGTAATAGCCAACTGATTCTCATATCCCTGACGGGTGATAGCGTTCTGGATATTACATCCTACGGTGTCTAACGAATGTTGGATGTTGTTAAATCCACTAGCCATAGCGCTTTGTAAGTTGCAGCAACATGCGCTAATCTGGTTACCGATCTCACATCCTTGTTGCTGTACGGCGTTGATAACGGCCTGAGAAGTCATACCTACCTGACCGGCCACCTTATCAATAGCGCCTTGTACGTTACAGATAGCGTTTTGTAATTGAGAGGTAGAACAGTTAAGGGCGTTAGAGATCTGGTCGATAGCGCTTCTGTTACCTTGGATAGCCTGCATCAGTAACTCACGACCATAGTCGTTGTTCAATTGAGCCGGAAGACCGTTAGCGCAACAATCATTTCCATTGCCACCAAAACCATTTCCAAAACCACGTCCGCCCCACAACCAGAACAGGACGATGATCCATAACCACCAGCCGTTGGCTCCTCCGAACTGGTCTTGGTTGTTACGACCGTTCATCAACGCAGCGACTAAATTCGGATCCATCTTATTACCACCCAAAAGGCTGGTAAACATACCCGGAATCATAGATAATAAACCATTAGCG